TTAGAAATGTTCTATCCGTTAAATCCATGAATGGTAACTCTGGATTGTTTGTGTAAATCTTTCCTTGATTTTTAACGTGCCATTCGGAAGGATTTGGTAAGTAATTAAGTACTCCTTTTTTACCAAGTTTTCCTAAATCATGATGGAATGCCGCGAATAATAATTCATCGCGTGTGAAATTAAGAGTTCCACCCACATCTTCATATAGTTTCATCATTCTGATTGAGTTGTTAACTACATTCATAATATGGTCTATATATCCACCATCATATGCGTTGTGATAACCTATGTTACCACTCGCAGGTTGAAGCATTAGATTTGGTCCAAGTTCCTCCATACTGTACATATGTAGTAACTTTTCCAATCGTTCTCCTTCAAATAAACTGTTTACTGCTCCGATGAATTTATTATAATTCTCTTCGAGTTGTTTGTTTGTATATTTTTTCATGTAACCTATTTTTATGTTTTATTGTTTTACTTTTTAATCTATTCTTTCAATCTTACAATTAACTTCACACATATTTGATGAAATTGGGTGTAAAATAGAAAAATTCATTGCTGATTTTAAACCATTTGATAATCCATAGTTTTTATCAACAAAATATACCGTTTGTGTACCATCTTGGTTTGTTAACTGTTTACTTAATTTTTTAGGAACTTGAGGGATACCAACAACTGGTTTATCCACCTCTTCGCCCTTCATGAATACTTTTATGCTCGCTGCCATGTATTATGTTTATGTTTATATATTACAAATATACGAAATTTATTTGATATAACCAAATATTTTGCTATATATTTTCATTTAAAGCGTTTATATACGCCATTTCGGATTGTACTCCTGTGAATCTTTGTACTTCTTCACCATTTTTCTCAATAATAACAGTTGGTACAGAACGTACATGGTACTTCTGTGCTACTTCATAGTTTGTATCAATATCAATATCAGTAAATGTTATTTCATTTAATTTGAATTTTGATTTTACGCCTTCCATTATGGGTGCTAACACTTTACACGGATTACACCAATTTGCTGAGAACTTTGTTACTTTTATCATATTTTTATTTTTTATTAAATTAATTTTTTGTTTTCATTCTAGCCGTCACAACTTACACATTCGATATCCATTGCTCTTACAGCAATATCACCCCTAAGAACTGATTCTGTTCTCATATAGTATAGGGTCTTAATACCCTGTTTCCAAGCTTCCATTGTTACTTGGTTAATCCATTTAGGTGATACCACCGATGGAAATGCCAAATTCAATGAAACTCCTTGGTCAATGTATTGTTGTCGTACACCTGCTTGTTTAACCAAATCCATTTGGTTGATTTCTTTGAATGTTCTGAATACATCTTTAACTGGATATGATTTCTGAGAATCCTCATCAGATATCTCCTCACATAATATCATCTTACCATTTAAGTAACACCATTTATCCAATTCTGGTAAATCTTGTATTGAACCTAAATCGTTTAGTATTTGATCCCATGTATCTTTATTATTGATACCAGCTTTTCTTAATACCTTTTCAAGTTCAACATTTCTTCTGATGAAAGTTCCTTTTGATGTTTGTTCGGTGAATACGTTTGCCGCCCATGGTTCAATACCAGGAGAAACATTACCACTCAATTTAGAATTAGATACCGTTGGAGCAATTGCTCTTAAATGAGTATTTCTCATACCAGTTTCTCTACACCATAGTGGTTCACCATATTCTTCACCCATATCTCTACTCGCTCTTTCAGATTCAATCTTTAATTGAGAGAATATCTTACGAGTTTCAAATTGTGCCTCCATTCCTTCAAACGGAATTCCTCTTTGTTGTAAATACGTGTGCCATCCTAATACACCCAATCCTAATGCTCTACCTTTTTCAGCAGATGCAACTGAATGTTCAAATCCTTTTAAATTCTTAGCCTTATGGATGAATTCCGAAAGAACTCCATCTAAGAACCAAGTTGCAGTATAAACTAAATCAGTATCTTTCCACTCATCGTATTTAGATAAGTTTAATGATGATAAACAACACACAAATGAATGATTTTCATCAGTATGTAGAGTTATTTCAGAACATATGTTAGTCATATGTACTTTTAATCCATTTTTCTTATATGCATCTGGGTTTGCTTTATTAATATTGCCCTTATACATAATATATGGTTCTCCTGTAGCTTTACGTTTCTGAAGTAACTTACCCCATTTTCTACGAGCTTCTTCGTTACCATCTTGAAGTTTTCTCATAAACTTATCACCAATAACAGCACATTGATGAAGATTTAATGATTGTCTGTTCACATCACCTTTGGGTTCTCTGATTTCTAACCACTCTTCAAAATCTTTATGTTCTATGTTTAAGTTTACCGATGCTGCTCCTCTTCTTACCGAACCTTGGTTGGTAGCGAGGATTGTAGAATCATATATCTTAGCAAATGGTATTACACCATCCGATGTTCCGTTTCCTGTAATAGTAGAACCGGCCGGTCTGATTTGATTGATTCCAATACCAACTCCTCCACCATGTTTTGCCAATAACATTAATTCTAAGTTCTTATTACCGATATCATATATTGAATCGGCTACATCTATACCAAAACAAGAAATTGGCAATCCTCGTTCAGTACCAGTATTTGATAATACAGGTGTTGCCAAGTTTAACCAACCTTTCCAAATGTAATCGAAGAATTTACTTGCCATTTGTGGTTTGTTTAATCGTTGTGCCACTTTGGTTGCAACTCTCCAATATGCATCTTTTGGTTTCTCACCATCAAGTAAATAACCTTTTGATATCGTTTTTACATATATCTCAGTATTACCCCATGATGGGAAATCTACATCCAGTTCCCAACCCAACTCTTCACCGTAATTTTTAGCCATTTCGTCTTTTCTTTATTATATTGTATTTAATTGTTCTTACCAACATATCTATTAAAATTCCAGTAGGGTTATTAGAATGTTTTATATCACTTCCGTGTAATATTGGATGTAATCGTTTATGGTAATTTGTTTTCATTTAAAATAAATCTCCCCAATCTTCACCCTCATTTGCCTTACTATAATCAGTAGGTCTAATAGCGAAGAAATCTGTATGGGTCAATCCACCAGTTAGATGGTAAAACCAATCCAATTCTGATGCTGATTTTTTATCATATGTAAAGTATTCTTCATTACCTTCTTTTGCGTTGTAACCAAGTTCAAGAAGTTTTTCATTTACTCTCTTTACAATAAAATTCTTTAAGTCTTTCTTTTTTAGGTTTTCTAAATCACCATGTTCAAACATTTTATCAATGAACGTATGTTCTAAATCAATAATAAGTTTAGCGGCTTCAAAGATACCTTCTTTGGAATCTTCTAATGTTTCTGGGAAATCTTCACACATGTGTCTGAATAATTGACAACCCATTTTAGAATGCAATGATTCATCACGTACACTCCATTTCATTTGTTGTCCTACACCTTTCAACATATTTCTCATTTGGAATGAGTACAATACAGCGAATGATGAATACAACGATACTCCTTCAGCGAATGCTGAGAATATTGCCAATGAACGTCCTACTTCTTTTCTTGCAATAGGATTTGTTGCCAAATCAGTATGCTTCCATTGAGTAGTAGTTGATGACAGGAATTCAAACTTCTCAGCAGTTGCAGGTTCGTGCAAAAACGCTGAGAAGTCTTCCAACCCTAATGTTTCATTTAGATAAGAATATGCAGTAGCATGGATAGTTTCTTGGGAACCAAACATCATTGCCATCTGTTTTATTTCGTGTTTAGGAAACCAATCGGTAACCATATTAGTCCAATAATCAGAAACTGCACATTCTGTTTGAGTAAATCCCAATAGGATATTTCCTACCAAATTCTTTTCAGACTCAGTTAGTACTTCGTTCCAATCTTTTACATCTCCTTGCATTGGTATCTCAGTATGGAGCCAAAAAGCTTGTGCCTGTTTCAACCAACCTTCGGTATAATAGATTGGGTATTCAAATGGTTTGAAAGGAATTCTTTCTTGGAATAGTTTACTCATGGTTTATCTTATTACTTATTTTCTTCTACTGATACTTTTCTGTAATCCGTTACAAGTTTTTTGATTTCACCGATTGCTTTTCTAGCTCTTGATGCAGATGCTTTTGAACTTCCATTGTGTTCTGCTTCGAATTGAGTGTATAACTCTTTAATGTTTTCGAAAATTTCGTTTGAATTTGCCATAAAATTTATTAATTGTTAATTTGTTAAAACCCTTCTCTTTATTAAGGAGGGTGTTTATAATTATCATCTATTTCTAAAAACAGAATAGATTTCCGATAATATTTTTATTATCACATAGTTTATTTTTTTTATTAACTGTGTGATAATTTATTTGATATTCTTTCCTCTATTTTTCAAATATAAAGATAGGTTCTAATTTTTCTCCTTTTCCTGATACCGATGATAAAATCAAGTATATAGTATCAATGTATTTAAATCCCAATTCTGAGGAAATTCGTATTGTTTCATCTTCAATTGTTTTGTATTTTTTGGTATTTGCAATGTTTAACATCATTTTACCACCAACTTTCAATCCATAATAACAGTTTGAAATCGTATCTTTTAGAAAACCATCTATCCAAGTTGCCTCAGATGGGTATTTTATGTAAGATTGAGTTTCTTCATCCGAATACTTCTCAGTATCAAAATAAGGAGGTGATGTAAAACACAGGTCAATTGTTTCTTTATCTGGTCTAAATACTTCCGAACCTAATTGATTGAATTCCACCTCTTTACCGATAGAATTGATATCTTCATTTAACCTCTCTAGTCCATCGAATGTCTTAGAGGAAGGTTCAGTACCAATGTATCGTTTACAATCACTTGCAAGGAATCCTATCAACCTTCCACCCCATCCGCAACTCATATCCCATACAACTCCTTGATTACCATAGGTGTTATAGATATATTTTGCTGCTGAAGGTCTGAAATTACTTACTGATTGGTTACCACCATATATTTTTAAGTTCTGTCTTAATCGATTTAATGTAAAAGAACCACTACCATGTTTGATTTGCCAATTCCATGTTTTTCTAATAATTTCTCTTAACTTATCATCTCTATTCCAATATTCAATTGGTGATAATTTACTTGAACCACATATTACATCTACCCAATGTGGAAAATAAGTCCATGCAAGAGATAATCCATGCATTGTTTGGTCTATTTTACCATCTTTGAATAAAGTTTGTTCATCAAATCGTTTTAAGGATTTGAATTGTCGTAACTTATTATGAGTAGAAACATCATAATGAGGAAATCCCTTTTTACGATGATATTTGAAAATTATCTCTAATGCAGAATCCACATCTTCGATACTAAATACATCTTGGGTAACCCTGTGATATTCTAAATCTAACTCGTTATGTTCAACGAACTTTCCATATGATTCGTAATTTATCATTATCCCATATTTTCTACATACTTCTTATGAAGTAGTTTCTTCGTTTCCAATTGACCACTTGCCGCTTCTTTCTGTGCAATTACACCATCAGGTGAATTACCATCATAAACTTCAATGTATCCTGTATTTGTGTTCATCTTACATGGGAACGTTATACCATCTGGTCCAAATCTGTTTTTCATGATATGTGCACGTGCAGTATCATTCAATTTATCTTTTGCTTTTCTACTCCAACTCATAATGAAATCTGCGTTCATTACTTTGGCGTATGAATCTGCTATTTTATCAGCTTCAATTACTTCTGAATCAATTGCTGAACGGTTTGTTTGTGATGCTGTCCATATTGGTATTTCCAACTCACCACCCATTCCACGAAGGTCGATATAAACACCACCTTGTTCAGCGTATGTTGAATCTGCCTTATTTGAATCGGATAATAGTAAATCTGCGTAATCTACAATGACTAAATCTGGTTTATTATCAGAAATCATCATTTTCTCAATATGTTGGTTTAGTTTTCGAACCGAAACTCCTTTAGGTGGAAAATACTTAATTAGTAACCTACCAGGTAAACTACCAATTTTAGATTTAACATCTTCTTTTCGTTCTTTAAGTTCGTTTGAAGGAATTTGAGTAAATACAGTATCATATCTTGCACCTACATAGTGTTCTGATAATTCCATACTATAATGTACTACACTTAATCCTCTTCTAACTGCATCAGCACCAATTGCGGTTAATATCCAAGTTTTACCTACACCAGATGGTGCAACCACAACTCCAAGTTCACCGGGTCCTAATCCTCCATCCATTAAATCATTGATT